GTTTTCAGGGCATTGTGGACTAGGGCATTGCGGGCACGTTGGATAAGGCTCTCGTTGAACATAAACGAGATAGATAGCTTCACGCCTGCCTTATCGCAGGCTTGCACTAGGCTGATGATGCCTTGAGTAAATGCACCGTGGCACATACCGCCATACATCGGAGTAGCGAGGAACAGGTGAGGCTGTTTCGGTATTGCTACCTTCTTGGGTTTCTTAGCTGGTTTTCTTGGCATGTTATCTCCATAGGTTAAGGTGTGCGGTCTTGAGAACGCTGCCGCACCAGCGCCTAACCTCTCCCCGTGGGGCGGGGATGTATCTCAAGTTACAGGAGGGTTCTAACTGATATCTTCCACTCTCAGAACGTATCTTCCCTTGGCATTCTTGCGCCACCCATGCACATGAATCATCCAGCCAGCATCACGTATTTTAGGCAGATATTCACTGTCTTGTATCTTTTTTATACGCTCAGATACACCCGTGCTGGTGGTCTGCACTGCCAGTGTCTCTCCCTTGCGGATAGCCAGTAGATCGACAAACCCAAACAGGTCTTGTCGTATACGGGCAAAGGGATTCCACCGTTCCGTAATGGCTACGGTGTATCCCTGTTCCCGCAAATACTTCAGGCTACGCTGCGTAGGAGTCATTCTAGAACGGAATATCTTCGTCTTTGCCTACGTTGAAGGCTATAGCGTCAGGCTCACGTCTGCGGTAATTGCCGTCCTCGTCGTTGTAGGATTTAGTCTCTGGCGGTTTCCACTCCTCTGATTGGTGAGTGAATGACACCATCGCATTTCCGTTACGAGTCTGCTTTAGCCATCCTGCTAGTTCTATCTTCTCGCCTGCTTTAATATCCTGCTTGGCACGGAAAGCCCCGCGCATGTTGGGAGATCTCTCGTTTTTACCCCTTACCTCAAACATTACTCCGCGTCCGTCTTGAACTTCTATTTCTGCCATGATTACCTCGTCAGGTGATATCTCGCATAATTCTTGTTGTTACGCGAGATAGTTTCTGTAGTAATTAAATGCCCTTGTTTCCTGAGTTCATCTACGCGACTTGCCAGACGCATGATTCCCAACTCAGTCAAAGCCTCTAGAGAAGTAATGGGGCCGCGTTGCAGACGACACAACACGGCCTCATTCTGCGTCATTCCTCCGAGTCTTGAGACTTTCCCAGTTCTTCTCCTGCTTTTGAAACTGCCTGCAAGACCCGTGTCATGTTGGCTAGACCCATCTTCTTGAAGGTTCCCTTGTTGAGTTCCTTCAATTCCTGAATCTTCGCGGCTTTCTCGTCTTGGGGAATCTTCTCGGAGTTACGGATACGGTCTGCCATTTTGCACATGGCACTGGAGTAGTCCTCTACCGTATCCAGCGTGGCATATACCCCATCCTTACCCGGCACATGCAGCTCCAGATTCATACTCGGAGTTTCCACATATCCAACCTCACTCTCTGACACGGTAACAGTATCAGACGGTAATGGAGTAATATCCTTTTCAGGAGGAGCAAAGTCAGATACCTCCTCTGGTGTGTAGCTGCCTGCGATACAGCCGGGATAGACCGTGCGTATAGCCTCGGAGATGACACGGGCACGTAACATGGCTCTAGGGTATTTCTCCCATCCGCTACCGGGCTTGTAGAGGCCTATACGCTTCGCCTGAGCGATTTCCCACGTCACAGATATGCTACCCCCTTGGGGATGGCTGAAAACGCCTGTAACGCGCTCGTCGCTGTATTCCCGCCATTCCACCTTGCCACCGCTAGATTGGAAGCGGGCGAGCATGGCATCTGCTTTCAGGGTCGGACGGCCTTGAATGACGTGGTAATCACGGGCTGCTATGGCAGGGTGGTAGCCCTCTGCTTGTGCGATCAGCATCAGGGCCATAGCCTGCTCGGGATTCTTCACCCCAAACAGTCCAGACTTGGCTATCGCAATAGCCATCTTCTCAACATCTACTACAGGGATAAGGTCAGGCATGTGATACTCCTATGTGGTTAGGTATTACAGTTCTAATATAACACACTACTTCACCAGAAACCGTCTGCTGCCCGGTTTCGTTACCACAAACTGTTCGTAGATATCCGGCATGGCCTGCTGGAACAGATTCTTGTCAAACCCTCTGCTGTCTTTGGCAGACTTCCAAGTGGCCAGCACCTTACCGTCCGGGGTGCAGAGCGTATCTGCCTCTCCTAGCAGGTTTTGCAGCTTGGTCTGGTAGTCGTCTACCTGCTGCTCTAATGCCTTGATGTTCTTCTTCCAGAGGCTTATCTGCTCGCAGACTGCTGCTACGTCCTGTCCTACCGTTCTAACCTCTGCCCTGCTCCTAGGGTGCAGTAGTCTGGCAGTCTCCGGGCTGCTGGCAGGGGGCGGCGTCCTTGTCTGGATGTTTCCCCATATCTCTGCCTCTGTCTGTATCAGCACGTCTGTAGCTACCGGATCAGTCGTTATGGGATACAGACGTAGTTCCTGTCCTCCAAAGAGAACACACAACCATACTTCGTTTACCTGATGCACCGCGGCTTCGTGTAATACCTGTGCCATGTCCTCGGCAGGGATGACTTGCGACATGCTCTCCCCGAATTCCTTACTTCTGAAGTGACCGTAGTTCTTAACTTCCAGAAGCGTCTTACCATCCTCCGTGATGTAGTCGAAGTGGCTCTTCATCCATTCATGCTTGGGATGCGTCAGAGCATAGTCTGCCTGCTTGATGTTGAGCCTGAGCTTATCTGCTGCTGCTCTGGCTATGCTCTCCTCGAGCCTATGCCCCCATTCCACCGCTTCCACGTCCGACAGGTCTTTAGGAGCCATCTCTCCTATACGTTCCAGATATACCTCTGCTGCCTTACCGCCTATGATCCTGCGAGCGTCTGTAGCCCATATGCCGGTGTTACGTATTTCAGGTGCGAAGTCGTTCATTATTCGTCCCTCTCTTTTAGCATGGCATCGGCAATGTGATAAGCCAGTTTTGCTATTTGTTTATTGGTAATTGGTCCTTCTGTATTCCAAGGGTCTGTTGGACTAGCCAACAGTCCTTGCATTGCTGAACTTGCGAAGTAGTCTCGCAATGACATGCCTTCATATGAAATTCCAGCATCAGTGACGACAACAGAACTCGGGAATGCCGATCCACCATCTTTTTTCATTTGATACTCCAAAGTTAAGATACTGCCAATGCTAGCCAGTAGTTAGCCATAAACCCCGTATGCAGGGTTTCGTCATTCATCGAAAACATAAACACATACTTCCAGTGTTTCAACATCGTTTTACGTAATTCTTCTTTTGTCTTGCAGTTGACATGCCCTGCCTTACTCAACTCGCTCGCGTATGCCTGACTCTCTATGCTTGGCATCCCGATGATAACCGGGCCTTTCACGCTCTGTGCGATGTTATGCAGGAACGTATCTTCTTTTTGAGGAGAAATATGTTCCAGAACATCCAGAGCGTAGCCCGCATCAAAAGGTAGATGCAGCGGGCCTTCCAGAAAATCATGCTCCAGCACGTCTGGACATCCTCGGACATCTGTCAGCAACAGGTTTTTCACATGCTGTCTGACAATACGTGATATCCAGCCGTCCCCTGCTCCTATCTCCACTACACTGGTGAAGTGTTCAAACATCTTTGCTACAAACTTGTACCGTGCTGCTGTGAATGCCAGCCGCTTGGGGTCTGACCGCCAGCCGTGCGTCTGCATCCACCCCATGACTTCAAGATCACTATCACGCAGATCGTCATATATATCCGTCACGGTATCCCCTAGCAGTAGCAAAGACTTTTCAAGATCGGTGGAAAGAAAAACTCTCTCTCAAAACAAGATACCGTAGAGGCTAACCGTTGCTTTCCACAACAGCGTTATCCCTAGCCTCCCAATGTTTACCTGCTGTGCCACAGGTATTTTCATGTGCCCAATCACGTCGCTCTACGAGACAGAACACATACTTGCGCTTGCCCGTCACCAGATTGATCTGCGTGATATACGGGCATTCGCATTGCTCGGGGTAGCTGTCTTTAACAAACCACTTGCAGTCAACACAGAATTTTTCATTCATCATCATCTCCAAAAGTTAGGAACATCTGTTGCAAGCATTACACCTAACCCCCTAAATATAGTGGGGTGACGCTAAAAAGCGGATGCTCTCGTTTATCACACTAACTTACGTTCCACAGCTTGCGCTGTTAGCTCTGGCGAGCGGAACAACGTGTGTTTATTCCCTATGTCGCATCTACAACCGGGAGGGCTGGGTCATGGCCCCGTCATGCCCTGTAAAAGCAAAACCCCTTTAGGAGGGACAACGGCTGCGGGTGGAAGTGAGTAACCAAGCAAACTCATTTGCATCCGCTGCCCTTCCTAAAAGGGTTCGGTTGCTTGTTTTTGCGCTTCCACACGCGGCCTGTTGTTTTTACAGGGTGAGAATATGTTACATACACTCCACCAAATTACAATACCCGCGATGTAAAGTGTATAACCTATTGATTTATTGGGGTAAGTTTTGTCTGTCGATAACGATGACAAACTCCTCTCCCCCCAGTGTTACGTCTTTTACTGGCTGCACCCAGCTTCTACAG